ATCTGATGGCGAAACAGTATGCAGCACCGGAAACCTATGAGGCGAAGCTGGAAAAGGTCATGGCGCGTCTCGGTGTCGAGGAATATGACTACGACTGGAGCCGGTTTGAGTGCTGGGTGTCCTTCGTTTATAAAGGGCAGCCTTACCGGTTTTCCCACAGTGTAGAGAACGCCAAGACACACGGCGTCAACATCCGGTATGGATCCGATGTGTTCGCGCAGGTCGTTCTTTCTCTGGAAGATCTGGCCCGCATGGTCGAGCGTGGCATCTACGACCTCTCGACATGGGTGGCGGGCATGAAGTATCTGCCGGCCGGCAAAGTCTTGGAGCCGTGCTTTTCTTGGTTAAATTTCGTGGAGCGGCCGGCGTCAAAAAAAGAAGTCCAAGATCGGTATCACAAAATGGCAAAAAGGATGCACCCCGACATGGGTGGAGACCCTGCAGAGTTTGCACTGCTGCAAGAGAATTATTGCAAGTGTTTGGACCTGATGGAGGGCAAGTGATGGAACGACTGGCATTTGTCTTAACCCGTGAAGAAGCCGAGGCGGCGCTGGAACTGGTGACAAATTGTAGTCAGTTGAACCGCACCGAATCCGACACGGTTAAACAGGTCGATTTCGACCAGGTTGGAGGCGATCAGGAAGAGAGGTCGCCTTAATGCGGTGGAAGATCGTCGAAGGGGAGTGGCGCTGGCCGTATCGGGTCAGTGACCAGGGCATAGTGCAGAAGCAACTCCCCAACGGAGAATGGAAAACCCTGAAACCATACCCATATAGCGGGCAGTGGCGGATACAAATGTGGAAGCCAGACGGCACCTGGAAGCGGGTGCAGGTCTCGAAGCTGGTAGCTGACGCCTACATGGGTGGGACGCCTCCCGGGATGATGCGGGTCCACCGAAACGGCATGAAGCACGACAACGCCGTGGAGAATATCGTTTTCATGTCCAGGGCAAAAGCGGCCAAAACGCACCGGCCCGGGAATAGCCGTCCGGTCTTGAAGGTGGATAGGGATGGCAATGTAGTGGCCATCTACCGTTCTGGGTCAGAGGCCGCCAGAGCGAATAACATATGCCAGCAGGCTATCAATAAACGGTGCCACGGACTGATCGAGGATCCGTACCGGCTGGATGGCTATAACTACATATTCGAAGAAGGGAAAAAGGGGATGCCAAAACGTGGAAAGACCTGAATATATCGAGCGCGGAAACCTGTTGAAAGATGTTGAAGAAACCTGTCTGTTTTCTGGCCGCACGGGACACCTGAACCCGAAGCAGATCGGGGCACATAAGGTCGTGCAGCGTATCAAGGCGGCGCCTGCTGCCGATGTTGCGCCTGTGGTGAAGGAGTTGCGACCAGTGGTGAGACTTCTTCATAAGGAATACGAAAGAGCAAAGAAAAACCCGATTGTGTATAATCCGCTGGCCTATGCTTTGTATCAAGTATGGAAGGCTGTGGACAACTGCGAGAATGGACGGTGAAGCTGATGGCAAGTAACCGTGTGAAGTTAGACCGCGAGAAGGCCCTGCGGCTTTATAACGAGGGGCTGTGCGATAAGGATATTGCGGAGGAATTAGGCGTTGTCAGAGGCACGATCACCGACTGGCGAAACAGGAATCACCTTCCCTGTAACAGACAGATTCCGCCCAAACCCAGCCGCAAAATGTCCCAGATCGCCAAGGACGCTGCGGAGGCCCGGAGGCTGGGCATGAACTATGGGATGTATAAAGCATCTCAGAGGGAGGGCACATGATCTGGATTACCATTGACATTGAGGAGTTCGGGGATAAGCTGGCCACCAAGGAGGCCGTGGCAATGGCCTTGGAGCAGTTTGGGAAGGTGCGCGTGGTCAGTATCTACGATGGAAAGGAAAAGAAAAAATGAAGTGCAATCAGATTTGTGAGTGGAACGGATATGGGCAGGCGGTTCATTGCTTTAAGCCTGACGGCGCGGTGTGCCTGAAAGACGCTGCGCGGAGCCCTGCGGCTGCTATCCAGACGGCCAAGGCGGATGCCGGAAAGCTGCAGCTGCACCTTGTGCCCATGCAGATCGTGCGGGACATTTGCGAGGTGCGCGAGTACGGGAACCGCAAGTATGGCGATCCCAACAACTGGCGGCAGGTGGAGCTGATGCGCTACGTGGACGCGCTGCTGCGCCATACGCTGGCCTTCGCAGAGGACATTTACAGCGTGGATGAGGAAAGTGGTATCCCCCACTACAAGCACATGGAGTGCAATCTGGCGTTTATCAGCCAGCTGATCCGGGAAGGGAAGTGCCCGCCCAGATCGGACGATAAGCAGGTGCAGAGCGGAGAGATCTTTTGACCCTGAATGAGGAATAGGAGGAATCACTATGAAGCACGGAAAACGGCCCACGGTGGCCCAGCGGCAGCTGATGGCGTTGAACCGCCTGAACAGCGATAACTGGCTGGTGGTGAAGGATACGCCCCGGTCCATGACGATCATCCACCGCCAGAGCCTGCGAACGCGGGAGATCAGGAAGGTGGGCGTATGAGTAAGGCGGACGAGTATGCTGCGCTGCGGGCAGAGGGCCTGACTTATCAGGAGATCGCGGCCCGTTGCGGATGTTCCCGGCAGAATGTGTCGCAAACACTGTCGAAACAAAATCTGAGTCAGTTCCGAACGTTAAGCAAGGATAGGGTCTACTATGACGGCCTGCGGGACTGGCTGAACGAGAACAGGGTGAGCGTGCCTGAGTTGATTCGCCGGCTCTACGGAAGGAATCACAGGGGTTATGTCATGTTAAGGGTGCGCTCCATATTAAGGGGCGAGGTAGAGTTGAAACAGACCGAAATTGACTCTTTCCGCAACATGACCGGCTTGACCTATGAGCAGCTGTTCTGCAACAGGGAGGAGGACGGCCATGTATGAACCGGTCAATCTGCCCCGCTGGAACTCACGGGAGCTTCATCCGCGGTACTACGCAAACTGTGCACGCTGCGGAGAGAGAGGATTTAAAAAGGGAATGACATCTCTGTACGTCAAGGAGGACGCCTACAGCCCGGTGCGGGTTCTGTGTCACATTTGCCCGAACTGCCTGCCGGCGTTGCTGGATTACTTGGATGTGGGGATGCCTGAAAAATGAGGAGTGGAAATATTGAACATTGAGGACCTATCGCGCCGCGCAGACTTTTCGTGGCGGCTGCGTGTATTGATGGCTCTGGCAGATATTCGCGCCGGCGAGCTTTCGGCCGAGAGTGGTATTTGCCAGAAGACCATTTACAATATCCGGGCAGGGAACCACAAGCCGGAAAAGGCTGTGCGGGAGAAGCTGCTTTTGACCATCGAGGACTGGAGCCCCGGCGTCCTGGGAATGATGCGGGCGGCTGAAAGACGAAGGAGAGCACTATAAATCACTTGGAGGTCGACATGATTATTACAGATCCCAAAAAATACATGGCGCGATATGTCGGCCTTAAAATGGAGACGGACGGCCTGAGAGAACGCCTTGACCGCGTTCGGAATGAAGAATTGCTCCCCGGTGCGAGGGGAGACAGCAACGTGGGTGGCGGCCGGCCGGGGGGAGGCGCCGGCGATCAGCTGGGCGCGAAGGTGATTCGCCGCATGGCCATTGAGGAACGCCTGCTGCCTCTGATCGAGGCAAAAGAGCGGCAGATGGAACTGATCGAGGAGGCGGTGGAGGTCAGCTGCGACCCTATGCAGCGGACCGTACTGCGCCGGAAATACATAGATTTCGACGGCTACCGGGAGCCCACTTGGCTGCAGGTCACCCTGGCGATCTGCAAGTCAGACGAGGAAAAGGATGTGAAGAACATTACCCGCATCCACGGCCGGGCGCTGCAGGCCATTGGGTGGCTGATCCAGGAGGACACGGCCTATCAGATCGACGATGGCCGGCGGCCCAGAGAATATGAAAAGAGCCACCCGTGAGGGTGGTTCTTTCTGTTTGTGGTATTATTCCAAATCCATAATCGCTCTGCATTTGGGACAGCCCTTGAAGTAGTTTTTGACCGAGTAGAGGTCGGTCCACTTAAATCCACAATGGCTGCATCTGGCGTATTTATCCGGGTTTCCGTAGGTATCAAAATGCCCGGGTGTCTCGCAGATTTCCCATCTGGCATGATTCACAGGCTCGGCTTCGATGGTGGGAGAGGTGTCCAGATAATTGGTAATTACATCAAACTCCCAGTCTTCTATTTTTGCATGATGATGAAGATCATCATAGGCCCGCTTTTCCAGTTCATCCGCATCAATAATCCGCATTGTCCTTCTCCTTCACATACTCTAAAATGTCCCCCGGCTGGCACTGCAGCAGGCTGCACACAAGGGATAGCTTGTCCCAAGAGATCTGCTGCCCGGACCTGATGGCCTGCATCGTTGCCTCGCCCATGATCCTCTCTTTCCTCATTTTGTAGGATGAGTACCCGGCCTCTTTGAGAGTGGCCAGCACATCAATTTTATATCGTATTGCCATGCGAACACCTCCTGCCTGAAAGTATACCACCACAACCACAAAAAACAAGTGTATAAAACAGACAAAAACAACACAGATTATTTGTGTATACCGTGTATTGATAAACACAATAATCTTGTGTATGCTGTGACCATAGCAAAGGACAACAAACCCCGCCAACTGAACACCGCCCGGGACGATCCACGAAGAAGCTGGGAGAGAGGATCGCTAAGACGCTGCCCGATGAAGCCAAGCGTACCGGGAAGAAAGCTGAAACAGCGTGAAACCGTAAATTCGGGAGACCTGGATGAGCCGTGAAGACCGGCCGAGTAAGCAGAGGATGAACGGAAGTTACCCCGCAAGTGAGAGGGGGAGGGGACAGGCCACCGGCCGGAAAGGACTACAAAATGAAAAGACTTACTGATAGAAGCGAAATCGCGCAGGCCATCAACTTCAAGAAGTACCCGGTCGTTACAATCGACTTGGCAAAGACCGATGACTACGGCATCGCGGGCACTCCGGTTAACATCGACAACGGCTTCTTCAGACCCGGCGAGCCCTACTACATCCACGCAATCCTGCGAGCCTACAACGACGAGAAGACCCTGACCTTCCACGCCTACGGAACCTGCATCAGCAGCTCCTTCACCTACAGCGACATGGAAAGTATGCTGACCTACGCAAACGCCCCGGTTGTGAAACCCGATCAGGATATCCTGATTTGCCTGATTGACAGCGAGAAACGCCAGGCTTACGGCCCGATGATCGCCCACACCGGCAAGCGTATCAGCCCCCACTGCAGCACCCCCCTGACCTTGGAAGATAAGATTCAGGTCATCTTCTAAACACGCCACCAAGGGGCTGGACATCCGGCCCCACCTGATGAAAGGAGAACGATACCATGGCAAACCAGAAGCTGTACCCCTTCAGCGTTCAGAAGCACGCTCACGACATCGAATTTCGCAAGAACCGCGTTTTCTGCGAGATGCGCGACATCGAGATGGGAGAGGCGGAAGCCGACGAGGCTACCTACAACCAGATCTGCGACCTGTACGACGCCCTCACCGACCTGCTGCAGGCGGTCATGAACAGCCGGGATGGCCGGGTAGCCTACCTGACCGGAAAGCAGATCGGCCTCGCCAAGGAATGCGTCGCCTGGGCATCCAACACGCGGGCCAACAGCCTGATCAAGGCGGGGAAGACTCAGTACCTGCAGTATTGCTGAAAATCAACCGCCTGACCTACCGGGCACACGGGGAGAAAGGAAAAGACTATGGCAAGAAGAAATCCCGAACCCATCATCACTCAGACCGAGATTCTGGCAATGGCCGGCCGGCAGATCCAGCAGGAGATCATCGCCAAGCGGCGTGAGGTAGACCAGCTGGCCGAATTGGCTGAATCCGATGCACAAAAGCAGAGGATCGCGGAACTGCGGGAAATGACCGAGGAGCAGCTGGTGAACTACTATTTCAAGCGGCTGGAAGCTATCGAGACCATGTATCAGATCCAGACCGGCACCGAATTGGGCCTGATCGCCGAACTTGGCTGACTATACCATATTCCCGGGGTCAGGAAAAAGGTCGGAGGCGTGTGCCCCCGGCTTTTTTCGCTTCTTCCGGAAAAACGACCGCCACAGTTGCGGCGTGTGCGATTTTTCGGAGAGGGGCCGGGTGTTTTCCTTTGGGAGGGTGTCGAGCGCTCCTAGAGGCCTTAAAATGCGAAATTCGCGTGGAAAAGTGTGTGGAAAGGGTGGATAACTTCCAAGCGAACAGTTTTGTTCTGCGTTTCGACTCTTGCCGAACATATCCCGGCAGGATCCCGGTGTGCGTCTGGGGAATACTCCAGAGGGACACTTTTCCCGGGCGTCCGTGTCACATTTTCCCGGACCTACCAAATAGACATGGTGGGGGAGGTGTGGCAGATGGATGATCTGGAGGAACGCGCGGAACGGCTGCGGGATGCGCTGGCGGCTTATCTGGATGAAACGGACGAGGCGACCTTTGACGTGGCGCGAGTAGATGAGATTTTGGACGCGCTGGATGAAATTTGTCCGTTTCCGGAGTTTCGAGATATACCACTGACCGAGTTTCGGTGGTATAATGCGGTCATAAAAAATGAGGAGGACAACTGAATATGGAAGGAATTGATATTGGCATCGGCCGGGTGTCAACAGTAGAGCAGAACCCCCAGCGCCAGATTGACGCATTCCGGGCGTTGGGCATTGAGGATCGCTATATCTTCATCGACAAGCGCTCCGGCACTCGGGGCAACCTGGAGCACCGGCAGGAATACCAGCGGGCAAGGGCCATCGTCCGAAAGGGTGACACGGTATACCTGGACGCTCTGGATCGGCTGGGCCGTAATGCCCGGGAGATTGAGCAGGAGTGGCGATACTTCACGGAGGAAGTCGGCTGCGACATGGTGGTGCTCAATATGCCGTTGCTGGACACCCGGGGGCGCAGCGAGGATGATCCAACCGGCGAGATGATCTCCAAGATCGTGCTGACCATCTTTGCCTGGATGGCCCAGCAGGAAACCGAGGAGCGGAAGCGCCGGCAGCGGGGCGGCATCGAGGCAGCCAAACGCGCCGGCAAGTATAAAGGAAGAAAGCCGGTGGAGGTCGACCGTTATGAGTTTGCCCGGCTGCAGGGCGAGGTAGAGCGCAAGGAGCGCACCAATAAGTATGTCATGGATAAGCTGGGCCTGACCCGGACCACCTACTATAAGCTGGTGGAGGAGTACCGGAGTAAGACCGGGCGCTTTGCAGAAAATTGAGAGTATTTTAGAGTAACTTTAGAGTAAAACAACCGTTCACTTGAAAAAGTGGGCGGTTTTTTTAATTGAACCCCGAAAATCTGTCCTGTTTTGTCCGTAATTGTCCGCTTTTGTCCTTGTTTGGGGGTGGTTTTTGGGTGTATAGTACAAGCATCGGAGCAAAGGCGAGAGCCAAACAGGAACGCAAGAGCCGCGACGGGTTTTACCTTATTTCCCGGGCGCGGTTTCCTGTTGCTCCGTAGGCCGAAAGAGCGTGGGTGCTATGCCCTCGCTCTTTTTTTGCGCCGGGTTCATGTGTACCTCCTTATCGGGCGCCCCGTAAATGGCCACCACGGCCGAGCCTGACGCTCCACTCGGTGGAGTGCCCCGGTGAAACTCCGGTTGGGGACTCTCAAATAAAAACAGGCGGTGAAGCTATGGGTAAGAACATGACTGCTGCCTGGACTCCCAGGCAATGCGGAGCAGGCTCCGCATTATAACTCTCTGTCGATGGTGGTACGGCAGCTGGCCGACATCCATCCGTATGAGAAGAATCCAAGAAACAACGATGGCGCCGTGGAGGCTGTGGCGGAGAGTATTCTCCAATGCGGCTACATAGCGCCAATTATTATAGACGAGGCCGGTGTGATCCTCGCCGGCCACACCCGGTACAAGGCTCTGCAGAAGCTGGGCCGAACCGAGGCGGTATGTATCGTCAAAGAGGATCTGACCGAGGAGCAAAAGAAGAAATACCGACTCCTGGACAATAAGACCAACGAACTGGCCGACTGGGATATGGAAATGCTGGCCGGGGAACTGGCTGATCTTGATTTCGGAGACCTGGACCTTGACTGGGGTCTTGACTTAGAGGAGGACCGGCAGGAGGTCGTAGACGATGAATACGACAAGCCGGCTCCGGAAGTGCCCCGGGCAAAACCGGGCGAGGTATGGCAGCTGGGCCGCCACCGTCTGATGTGCGGCGACAGCACAAAGCCGGAGGACGTGGAGAAGCTGATGGGCGGCCTGAAAGCTGACCTGCTGCTCACTGATCCACCGTATAACGTGGACTATACCGGCAAGACGGCAGACGCCTTGAAGATCCAGAACGACAAGATGGAGGACAGCGCCTTCCGCGAGTTCCTGAAGGCTGCCTTCTCCTGTGCGCTCGATGCCATGAAGCCGGGCGCCTGCTATTACATCTGGCACGCTGACAGCGAGGGAGCAAACTTCCGTATCGCTGCCAAGGAAGTCGGTCTGGAGGTTCGCCAGTGCCTGATTTGGTGCAAAAACAGCATCGTCATGGGCCGACAGGATTACCACTGGAAGCACGAACCTTGCCTGTACGGCTGGAAGGATGGAGCCGCCCACCTGTGGGCAGCCGACCGGAAGCAGAGCACAATTCTGAACTTTGACCGGCCGACTCGCAACGACCTCCATCCGACCATGAAGCCGATTCCGTTGTTTGACTATCAGATCTGCAACAACACCAAGGGCGGCGATATTGTCCTGGATCTCTTTGGTGGCTCCGGCACAACGATTATGGCCTGTGAGCAGAACGGCCGTGTTGGCTATTCCATGGAGTTTGACCCCCGGTATGTCGATGTGATCATCGACCGGTGGGAGACATTCACAGGCGAGGAGGCTGTGCTGATCAGCGATTGAGAGGAGGTTCGGAAGTGGTGTGGCAAACGAAGAGAATTTGAAGCCTTTTACGAGCGACCAAAGCCGTGAAGAAGCCAAAATCAATGGAAGTAAAGGCGGCAAAGCCTCCGGTGAATCCCGGCGCCGAAAAAAGGCCATGCGTCAGGCTGCTGCAACACTGCTGAATATGGACATCTCCAAGGCCAATGGTGATGGTGTCAACAAAATCAAACAGCACATGAAAGCCTTTGGATATGACATCGAGGATGCCACTATGCAGGACGCAATGCTGGTCAGGGCCTTAATCAAAGGATTGTCTGGCGATATCCGGGCGCTTGAATTTTTACGCGACACCGCGGGGGCAAACCCTGCTCTCGATATACGAAAAGAAGAATTGAAGCTGAAAAAGGCGGAGCTGAAGCTAAAGCGCGAGGCTCTGCTGGATAGCTCCAAGCCGGAGCGAGACGATAATAACCTGCTCGATGCTATCAAGGCTGTGGAGGAGATTGAGACCAATGATTTACCAGAAGTTGAGTAAGCGGCAGCGGCTGGCCATGCTTTGGTGGACTCAACCGAAGTTCAAAGACCGGGACGCGCTGATCTGCGACGGCTCCGTCCGTTCCGGCAAATCGGTGTGTATGACGGTCGGCTTCATCCTCTGGAGCATGAGTACCTTCGACAAGCAAAAATTTGCCATCTGCGGCAAAACAATCGGCTCCCTGCGGCGCAATATCATTCTGAATCTGCGTGACTGGGTTCCGATGTCTTTTCAGATCATCGAGAAGCGGTCTGAAAACAAAATCATCATCAAATACAACGGAAAGAGCAATTCCTACTTCCTGTTCGGTGGCACTGATGAATCGTCCTATGCGCTGATTCAGGGCATCACTCTCGCCGGCATCCTTCTGGACGAGGTGGCGCTTATGCCCCGGTCCTTCGTGGAGCAGGCGATGGCACGTTGCTCTGTGGCCGGATCCACCTTTTGGTTCAACTGCAACCCGGCAGGCCCGGAGCATTGGTTTTACAAAGAGTGGATTGAGGGCGACAAGATCAAGGAGCGTAACGCGCTGCATATCCATTTCACGATGGACGATAACCCGTCTCTTGCCCAGAGAATCCGGGAGCGCTATGAGCGGGCATATTCCGGCGTGTTCTATGACCGTTATATCCGGGGCCTGTGGGTGGCGGCCGAGGGCCTTGTCTATCCCATGTTCCGAAAGGCCGACCATGTTGTCGAGGAACACGGGAAACAGGGCGACTATTATGTCTCCATCGACTACGGCACAATTAACCCTTGCGCTATGGGCCTCTGGCGTATCCACAACGGCGTGGCCACGATGGAGCGTGAGTATTACCACGACAGCCAAAAGACCAAGCAGCAGAAGACGGACGAGGAATACTACGCCGATCTGGTGAAGTTCATCGACAACACGATCATCAAGCGTATCATCATCGACCCGTCTGCGGCCAGCTTCAAGGAGTGCATCCGGAGGCATAAAAAATATCACGTCATGGATGCGGACAACTCCGTGATTGATGGAATCCGGTACACGGGCAGTTTGCTCGAACAGGATAAAATCAAAATCCATTCCAGCTGTGTGAACACTATCCGGGAGTTCGGAGCTTATCTGTGGGACGAGCAGCGGAAGGACAAAGACGTCGTTATCAAGGACAACGACCACAGCATGGACCAGATGCGGTATCTGTGCCAGACGCTGCGGAAGAAAGAATTTATAAAGCGAGATCAGTATATTTCGCCGTTTTCGGCGGCAGGATTGACGCGCTAAAGGACCTGTGCGGTTGATCGGGAAGGAGAAGAAATGAAAACCTATCAGGAATTGGTCGCAGCAGGTAACAACGAAGCGGCGCGTATGCTGTTCGTCCGGCAGGCCGTCGAGAAGCACAAAGGGTCCGCTGCGTACAAGGTTGCGGCTGATGCAGAGGCTTACTATGCCAAGAAGAATGTCACCATCGAGAAGTTCCAGAAGGTCCTGCACAACATTCAGGGGCAGGCAATGCCGGATCTGTTCAGCGCCAACTATAAGCTGAAAACCGGGTTCTTTCGCCGGTTTGTCCTGCAGCAGACCCAGTATGTGCTGAGTAACGGCGTCACTTTCGAGGATGAGAAAACCAAGGATACACTGGGCGCAACCTTTGACAATCAGCTGCAGAAGCTGGCGAAAAAGGCCATGGTGGACAGTGTTTCTTTCGGCTTCTGGAATCACGACCATTTGGAGGTATTCCCGTTTGCCGATACCCCGAAGGAGCCGGGTTTCGTGCCTATCTACGATGAGGAAACCGGTCTGCTCCGGGCGGGCGTTCGGTATTGGAGCAGCTCCGGCGGCGAAACGAAGCGCTGGACGCTGTATGAGGAGGACGGCCTGACCGAGTACATCCAGAGAAAGAACGAGGACATGAGAATCCTCACGGAGAAGCGCAAATACACTCTGACGAAGAATGTACGCGGTGACGGTGAGATTGAGTCTGTCGAGGGTGAGAATTACCCCGGATTCCCCATCATTCCCATGTATGCCAACGACCTGCGGGAGTCCGAGATCATCGGCATCCGGGAGGACATCGACTGCTACGACTTCGTTAAGAGCGGCCTCGCAAACGACATCGACGATACATCCGGCTTTTATTGGACGCTGAAAAACACCGGCGGCATGGATGATATGGACCTCCAAAAGTTCATCGAGCGCATGAAGGTGGTCCGTGCTGCGGTGCTGGACGATGATATCGAAGCAGAGGCACACACGCTGGATATCCC